CTTCAAAAAGGCCCGTTTTTGAGACGGAAATAGCGATATTTTTTTTATTTTCTTTTGGGGCGGTTTGATGTCACCCTCTCGTTTGTGATTTTATATCGTCAAAAATTCGTCACAGCCTGGTCACTATACAAAATCCGAGCTGCCCTATCGTAGGCACGAGCGGCTTCTTCGACAGTAGGATAGTATCCGAGACTCTTGGTTCTGCCGCCTATCTTTATGCGTGCCCGCCATCGACCGGATTTTGTATCGCATACTCCTCTGAATCCAGTCTTATTATCCTTTCTCATAAGCCGATGATCTTGGCAAGGAAACGCTTCTTCCAGTAACCGACGTCGATCTATCGCTTCCACACCTTCTGCCACCTCTCCTATTGTCACCACTTCAACACGGGCGCTTTGTGCAACTCCAACCGCAGTAGTTCTGGTCGCCATGAGTAGCCTCCTTCTTCGGGGAAATCAAAAACGATGAAACCGACATGAACAACGCCCTTGCAAATTCGCTTACCGTATTTTGAGCCAAACCCCATCATTGCCGGACAAGTCATCGCCCGCCAGGAATCCGACTCGCCAGCGTCGATATGATAGTGAACATGGCCGCGACAGATAACATCAGACTTAGGCTGTAATGCGTGTTCGGCGTGCCAGACGGTATTCCACACCTTGTCTTTAACTAGCGGCGTCCACTTACCGTGTGGAATTGATGAGCTTGCAACAAAATGCTTTAGGTCAAACGTGATGCCGTTTATATCAACGAAGGCGTGGCTGTGTATTTCGGCCTTGCCGTTGAGCAGAGGAATGACCGCATCCTCCTGATCTTGGTCTGTGCCGACGTGATACGGAGTGCCATAAGTGATAAGCACGCGGGGAGACTCGACATAATTGATGCACTCCGCCGCCATAGCCGCCTGTTCATTTCCGTCTGTTGTTCGCTGCTCTGTCCCGCCAGATCGCTTTCCAGAGCCATCCACGAGGTCGCCCAGAACGAACAGATAGTCTATGGGCTTAAGTTCATCTATCCGCCGAGTGTACCATTCCCACATCGCCGTCTGCTGTTCGTACACGGCCATGACACGAGGATTAGTAGTGGCGTGATTATAATGCCAGTCGGGCGGGGTTAGCCCGGCGACATGACCACAGTGTGTATCCGACATCAATATAAGCCTTTTATAGTTTCTTATTTTTGACTTTCTTTTTGCCATATCTTTTGTCTCGCAAAATCAAATAGCATTCCCTGCAATAAGGCTGACCGTCAACGGAAACGAATCCTCCGTAGCGGCCGCATTTGCATGGGTACTTAGTCATTTATTCTTTCGCCGTTCCTTTTCTCGTTTTGGCACTAAATACTGAGTGCGTTTGCTTTTTTGTTTCAGTTTTATGCACCCGCAACCTTTGCACCAATAAATTTCCTCGCCACTTAATTGTTTCCATTCTGGTTGCATTTTCCTTCCTTCTCGCATTTGCATGGGTACTTAGTCATCTACTTTATCTTCAGCATCTATGTCAAATTCAAGTCCAAACTTAGTCCCCCATTCCTCGAATCCAAGTTCTCTGATATTCGCTTCAATATCCAGCAGTGTAATCTCATCCGGCTCCTCGATGTCAATTTTAGCAAGACGAGCCTTGACTCTATGCCTAACTACGCGATGGACGTTATCCGCCATCTTTTTGGATACTGTTGCGAATGCTTTTTTGAAACTTCTACTCATAAGTAAACCAATAGTTTACATACAGGATAATAACATCACCATTTGTCCGTATTTGCATGTGTATTTGTCCATATATATGTAGTAAAATTACTCAACGTGACTATATATATGTAGTATTTCGACACGTTATTATTATGTGTCGACGGTTTATCCATTCGGCTTCCACCTGTATCCCAACCGCCACAAAAAGTCGCCAATTTCCTTACTCACCCTGTCAACCGTGGCCTCATCTGCCGTCCACCTCTCGGCATGGAGGGCTTCGTGCAGAGCTGTTACAAGGCCGTTCTTGGTTCTGAGGGACTCCATTATCCATAGCTCGCGTTCGGGCTTGTACGTAGTACACTGGCCGTCCAATGGAGGGCTGACGATTATATTATACTTCCTGCCGTTAAATTGATGAGTTCGCACCTTTCTCATTTCTTCACATTTTCTCATATAGGGAATTTATCATTTTTGACATATTTCAGCCCCCGCAACACGGCGGGTCTTCACGCACAATCGGCTTATCTGTTATCTGTAGTGGTGGTATCTTGTAACCGTTCCCGGCATCTATATATCCGGCCTGCTTTTGATATTCATCTAATAGAATGGTGTTGATTTCGATGAGCAATTTGTTGACACTGACTATTTTTGAGCGTAACTCTAAAATGTCCATATCTATATAATACCTCACTTTATAAAAATAGTCAAGTATTTATTTATATTTTAATAATAATAAAGCCATCGACCAGCAGGCCAGTCCCACTGGCCGATGTGATGAAAGGAGTTCGTCTACGGAATTATCTGTTTATATAACTCCTTTAGCCATTTGACTTTAGTCTTTAACTCATCTGTCAACAGCCATATATCCGGCCTGTCCTTCGTGGACTTGCCCAGTTTTTTGAGCCGCTTGATTATCTCGTCGCATTCAATAAGATTTTCTTTCATCGGTTTCATTTCGGCAACCTACTTAATATTTCTTCAAAATTCACCTCCTGCTCGGTTCTCATGGCTTTCTGCTCTAAGTTTAGCACCGTCATCTTCTCGTTCAGTGTGTCTATTTTGTAGCGGAACTCCTGGCAGGCTTCCCTATTATTTTCAACTCGCGGAATAACTATATCTATGTCTTTTCGGTTCGCCTCGATATCACTACTCTTATGTGATGCGTCCCAGACTATCGCACTTACAGTAATGACAAATCCTGCGACAAGTATTCCAAATACCGCCTTCCGAATTGTTCCGTTGCCGTTCTTAGTCATGATGTTCTCCCGTAAATTAGATTTATGGTTCTATTGCTCGTAATTCGCAATCTTCAAGTGTAATTGAAAAGGTAGCCGTACACATTCGACTCGTTACAAGATCCCATGCGGCTATCACTTGCCGATTAGCAACCACACCGATATCGTCAGTTAAGATAGCGTATCTTGCTCCGTCTCCCGCACTGGGTATCGGCCCGGCAACCGCAGTCCATACGATGTCCTTGATCTGGACAAAGGCCAAATCGCTGGTATCGTCCTCAGTAGTCGTATCAAAGTCTGTATCGTTCGGTGTCAATTGGTATCCGCCCGTAGTGTACCCGTTGCCGGCAGTTATTTCTGTCAGCTCTCCGAGTGTATTTATATCGACCGTAGGTGCCACGGCATCGGTCACAAGTGCCACGTAATAATTAGTAGGAAATGCCACTCTTGGAAACGCCCAAGATAGCATCAAGAACTTGCCTCTGTTTGTCCACAACATATTTATATCTCCATTTTAACCTGAACTACTACTTGAACTATGGCTCGACGAAACTGAGCTGCTGGAACTCGAATGCGAAGAACTCGAATGCGAGCTTGACACCGAACTGCTGCTGCTCGAAATCGAACTTGAGCTGCTGCTGTGGCTGGATGAACTATGCGAACTAGATGATAGGCTCGACGACGAGGAGCTGGTCACGGCGACTGTCGGGTCTACCCCTGTCAATGCCATATTAGCCTTAGTAATCTCTTCGGTATAGGTTGGATCATCAATAAAATCGTCCCAGCCCGTCGATGGTGGAGTGCCGTACAAAGAATCCTTCATTCCGAACATATCTTCTATACAGTCGAATGAAACTGCACCATCAACTAAGGTTCCATAGTGACACGCTAATACGCGAACCGCCATAGAAACTATCCCACGCGATTCATACGACAAATTAAATACATCGCCCGGATTCAAATGTGCCATCGTTCGTTTGCATTTTATTTTTATCTGTGCCGCGAACACGCCAAGTTGATGCTGGTCGCGGGCTGCTATACGACCGGCCAGATCGTCGTTAACGATACCTGTATATTCAGATTCGTTCGGCACAAGCATTTCGGCTTGCATAGCTATCAGTGCCATATCGTGATTTGCTGTTGTGACAGGTATGTTGTTGTACATATCCCAATATTTCAAGTACGTCACATCGGGTATTTTGTGAATTGTGCCTCGTGAAAAACTTTCGATGTTAATAATATCTGTCTCATCGAATACTTCAAGATCACCTATTACATAATCATCTCTAATTAATTTAATTTCGAGCATTCCTGTCAAATGGTCTTCATAAATTACGGCGTTTATGTATCGTAAAACATCTTTCACATGAGCTTCAAGTGATTGGTCTCCTTCCCATTTTATACAAATACCAAAGCCTTCATCGTAAAGAGTATCGGCCGCTGCTTCTAAGTTGGCGTTATTAACCAATGATGTGGATGTGCCAAGTCCCCATTCAGTATCGGTATAAATTTCCCGTAACCAATGAATCGGATTTATCTCGTAAGTTCGTATCGCTGCTTTCAAAGGATACCATTGCGCCTCGCCCGTTGTCAAAACATCTGTTCGTTTGAGCAGATATTTCCATTGACGCATTTGAGTCGAATGACCTATTTGCATTAAAAATACTATTGATGTTAATCCTCGGTCAGCAGAGATGCCGGTTCCACATTGCAGAACAATATAAGCATCTTGTAATTGAGTAATCTCGCCATAACGAAAACGAATAGTACCCCAAAGACCGCCTTCCCCTGTTATTGCTGCGTTATGTTCGTGCAGACCTCCATATAATTCAGGCAACAAAATATAATCAGTGGTGACTCCATCTGCGCTTAATACTTTATATTGCCCCTCTGACGGCCAAATCACATCCTTATCGACCCTAATTTGTAAAACACCATCGCAGACACCTTGTGCTAAAATGAGTAATGCCCCATAACTATATCTATTTACATAAACATTTTGACCACCTGTATGAGACAATCGAACTCTCACAGACTCGGTGGATATATCTCCAAACCATCCGACAACAGGATTTTCAATCCAACAGGTTCCGGCAATGATAGGAAATTTCGTACCTTCTCTTACTTCGGGATTCTTGAAATGGTCCGGGTCGTAGGTTATGTCCTCCGGTTTTTGTTTAGTCAAAACTATAACAGCATAGGATATGGCGGCTGCCAGTGCCATTTTAACTATGACCCAAAAAATAAAGTTCATAATAAACCTTTTAATAAACTAAATTACTCTCGTAGGGATTCGCAATCGGCAGGTGTGTCTGTCCGCCGTAATTCAATATATTATCGTATTTCTCAATGCAGCAACCCGGAGTATGGGCACATCCCGGATAAGCACGAAACGAACTTCCGGCAACAACATCGGCCCCGAACGGACGGTTGATTGTGATGGTGTTGCCAACTTGTGCAGTAATTGTTCGGCGTGCTGTTCCCACTATAATTTCACCACCTGCACCAAAGAAATAAGCAGCCATCGCATTATCGGCTTCAATCATTTCTATTTCGTGAACGATAAGTGGCAAATCGGCTAAAGATGTCCCCCATTGCTCATACACCCATATTCGATAATAAAGATATGCAGTATCGTTATCGAGTCCTATACCTATCCATTCCGACGGATCAGATATACGGTCAACTTCCGTGTCGCTTCCGCCAAGCCCGGCATAATAATTGCAATTACCAATCCACTGATTAGCGTCGATGGTTGTCCATGCCATTCCGTTATTGCTACCGGCAATCCGAACATATTTCATGCAGCTATCGCCTGGATCACGCGGTATTCCCATAAGAGCCAACAGGTATGGCAAATCGCCAGCAGTGTTTCCCGGTCTTATTCTTATTTTCTTAATAGTTTGAGCCACAGGCCATTGAACACTTGTCCAATTATTTATGTAAGTTTCATCTGTACTCCAAAATGAACTGTAGTTATCATCGTATGCACTGCTTGAGTCCCCATCGCTTTCGTTATATAAACACCCCGGCAAGCCGGTCAGGTCGCCATAGTTAGCTGGAATTGCCGCCGCCGCACCGAACTCCGAAGCAGTGACCGTTATGCCGTCGATACTATCTATTGTTCCGTCAAGTCTGTATGCCTCTTTGTTGACACCACAACGAAAACTATACAGTAAATGACCGCAAAGCCTCATGACCCTGCGACGTCCGCCGACATAGGGCAAATCAGAACTTCTCGGCTCAAACGTGCAAGTAGCTATATTATTTGCATTAAATTCCACATAGGTCAAGTACCCCTTGAAATACGTGATATAAAAACTGCCATGCCCCCTGTAAATAGTTAACGTTATTTCCTCATCGGGCACGCCCGCATGGAAAAGTAAACCAATAGCATGACCTCTCGGCAGTTCTACCTCAACGCTGTCCTTTGGTATCTCACCGGTCTTCTCTATTTCCGATCGCTTGCACGGCGCCGATTCATACGTGTTAAGTGCATAGACGATATCCTCGCCGCCACTGGCTAATCGCCAGTGGGTTATACCCATTGCAATATCGTATAGTTCGACCGGCTGTCCAGTAGTTGCTCCCTGCTCTGCTGCTAAGTATGTCATTCTACTACCGCCATATATGTTTCGTTAATATTATTATGGTCGAAAAAGAACCAGTCTATATTGGCAACGTCCGACGCCCGCCTACACAAATCTAAGAAACTTATCATACATCCACCGACAGCAATCTCTTCGCCCAGAAAAGCATCGATTGAGATGATTTCGGTATTCTCGTCAAGCTCCACAATACCCGTAATCTCCCGGTAATAGGTCGTTCCGTCCGGCTTAATAAACGCCAAGTGAGTCCGTAATGTATTGAATGTCATATTCTCAGCCAGCTTGATATTTTCAATTTGGAAACTTGTATCTGCCGCACCAATTGTATCAGCTTGAGCAAGGTCATCCTTGTACGTTGGCACCCATATCGTGCCCTGCATACCATACAGCGAGTGAAGAAATAACCGGAAGTCCCAACAGGCAGCCTTGTCCTCGTTAACGAAGCCCCATCCCTGAGTAATCATATTAAATTCTGAATCACTGTAATAATCGAAGTCACCACTTTCGTAATCTTGAACGAATGAATCACTGTCCGAATCGCTCACCTTTACCGTTCTACCGAACTGCTTCGATCCGACTTCCAGAACGGGGAAAGTCTTATAAGTTGTGGCCGGAGTGTACCCGGTTTGCAGAATGTTATCTTTCACCGAAAAACTGACCGTCGCTATCATCAACGATGCAGTAGAATTGCTCTTCTTTGCAGGTGAATTGACCTGTGCTATCCGCAGAGGCATGATGAACTTCGTGCCGGTGTATGTTGCGACTACCGGCGATTCGAGTGTGAGTAAACCAGCAGCGACCGTATCTATCTTCACCGCCTCGTATTCTGTAATGGACTTCCAGATTAGTGCATAGCTCTCGTCTCTAAAGTCTGCGTTTGTCGTATCGACTGTAATTGTGCCATCGGCTGCTGTTATTGTTGCTGTGTGTTCTACCCGCTCCGTCCATATCGGCAGGCCGAAAGACCTTTTCTGTGAGCCGAACATCACAGCCTCGAATCTGCTCTGCTCCTTCTCGGTTTTCAGCGGGATGGAATACGTGAACTTCTGCCTCGGAATAGTCCGTACCGATATCCGCTGCTCCGAACCGATACCGTCATTGGGAGTTATAATATCAGTCAGCCATTCCAGCGATTCGGGTATTTTCAATTGCGGGCAGAATGCGAATACTATCATCCTCGTACCACTGAGAACTACTATCCTTGAACCCGCTGCTCCGAAGTCAAATGTTATAGTCGCTTCAAACTCCGCCGAACCTTCCTTCGGTACGGTTATTTCGTAGGTTGTATATTCCAATGGTTCAAGGTCGAACGGGTCAGCAAGGCCAGCCAGTGTATATTCAGCCGGAGAGAATGTCTTTACTATACTTGCACAAGTTTTCTGCACGAAGAATGAGTTCCAGACATAAAACTCATCTACCAATTCAGAAAGTACCGGCCCGAACGGGAACGATGCTGGCGTTACGTGGATACGGTAATAGTAATCGTCAAGGAAAGAATCGACCTTCGTGCCAGTCCGTGACCGTTCATTCTGTTCGACCGGCAGGTTGCTGTACCACGACCCTGGCCCAAGCGGAATGACCGACTCCAATGGAAGCATTGGTGCAACCGGACTGGGAGTGAGAGCCGCCGCAATCGTAGCCGAACAACGTAGCGTGTCCTCGACAAAAATGCTCGGTTCTAATATTCCTGTGAAAGCTGGCATTGCTTAACAATCTCCACTAACTATTTGAACTACTACTGCTACTGTGCGACGACGAACTATGGCTGCTCGAACTGTGAGAGCTTGAAACTGAAGAGCTGCTCGAACTATGCGACGACGAGCTGTGGCTACTGGACGAATGTGAGCTGGAGTTTGAGCTGCTCGATGAACTTGAGGATACCTTCTTGAAAGCAAAGCCAGCGTACATATTCGTTGGGTCGCCTGACTGACTATCGGCATGGAATACTGTCCACGTCTCAGCCCCGTAAGTTATTTCATCTGCGGGGTCGTAATTGGTAGTGTTTAGAAATCTAACTCCATCCGGCCAACCAATGAGCGAATAATTACTATCTGCACGTTTTAGTAATGTGTATATCGGAACCATTGCCGCCATTGCATTATATGAGTTCGGTGAGTGCGACCAGAAGAACGAAGCCAAACCGCGTTGGGAATAAGTTCCTACCCCACCCGCCTGACCAACCGCACAAGGCCATCTTATTTCTGGATAAAGTTCGCCAGTTGACATTCTCCAACTGGCGGTAGCATCGACGTCAATATATACCGCTCCTTTTTCATTTCCGCCATGACAAGCGGAAAAATAATTTGGTGCGTAAAGAGCATCGTCCCAATCATAATCTGGCTTGTAGCTACAGAACGATGATGAAAAATACTGCCCGCCCGTATATGTCCCCTGCTTTACCAACATCCCAAACGACATGAACTGAAATTTGCCCGCCGTTACCTCAACGGCGATATGCACAGTATCAGAATCGGAATCGGGCGTGAAGAAATAGTAAGCTGGAATGGCAGTAGTTGACATTCGAGTCATACACATTGCAGTAGATTCTAATGCAGCATTTATCGATTTGCCCGGCTGATGATGCCAAATCTCACCGACATCATATCCGGTAGAACCATTTATAAGAAGGCCAGTTACGGTACCATCTGCTCCAGCAAAATTGTCTTCTGTGATTAAAGTTGTCCCGGTTTCCCCGATTGCCGAACGGAAGTTGAAGTACATCACCGTTGCATCGGCCGCCGTCTTTTGAACATGAAGCCGATGTCCTGCTCCGATGGCAGCAGACAAATTAACCGTCCACCCTTCTGCTACGAGAAAGGTTTCCAGCGTGCTAATTAAATCGTTCGGCCCTGTACTTATACCTGCTTGATATGACATTTTATTACTCCAATTTCAAAGCCCAAAAATCATTGGCATCGGCATTCGGTATGATAGGGAATGCAACATAAGTACCGGCGCCGATTGTAAATGTATCCTCGGCAGCTATACCACCGAATCCATTAACGGCAAAGACGCTCTGTATCTCGCCGTAAATATGTTTATTTGGCGAATTGCACATTATCACGGTCGGGAATATCGGGTAGGTTCCATCTATGTTTTCGCGGAACTCATTAGTAAATTCGTGATAAGGAGCAGCGTCAGTAATCTGGTTATAAGATGAAGTATATGGCCAGACAATATTCGTAGTTAGCATTCTGGATATTCTTATCCAACTTGTACCCTGTAATATTTTCAAAGTTGAGTAATCGGCTACGGGGTCAAAAGTCAGATTTGTACACACTCCGGCTGCGTCGGCATAAGGACTGGGAAATCCTCTGTGGCTTGTCTCAAGAGAACTATACCTGTTATGCGTAGCCGTTGCCGTAGGACTTGCCGCACCGCCGACAACTAACGGATAAGGAAACTGAGTCGGCAGGCCGTAAGGCAAAGCGAAGCCGAGATAAGAAGCCTCATAAGTGCTTGAGACTTTAGCCACTACGATAAACCGCCTACCGTTAGCAACGCACCAGTATTGAATTTTGCCCTGCCACAAGAGCAATCGAGCCATCCTGCCCTGAGTCAGTCCCGGCATGAACTCCAAATCGGTAGCCGTGTAACTGGTCATTCCGGCTATCCGCCAGTTGTACCAGTCAGATCCATCGGTTGCCTGAACCGTCTGTATGGCCGTATATATCTCATCCGTTCCTGCCGTGCCTGGCCCCATTAAAATCAATTCATAGCCGCCTGATCCGTCGTAATCAGTATCGTATCGCATGGCCGTGTAAGCCTCTGTCGCACCCAGACCATCGACCACAACGAAAGTGAACGAATCGGTGGCGATAAAAGCTATATCGCCGGCAACTATTGTAAAGGCAACTATTCCGTTATCATAAGGCGTATCGACCGTAGCAGCCGCCTGAAGACCGGAAACCGAGCCTGTTACCGTGAAGTTGGTAGCGTTCGTCGCAGTCAGCGTCCACGTCTCGTCAATAGGGGCCGCACCTGCCCGCTCAGCCGACACATAGCCATCGCCCGTGTTAGCCCCAGCCGCGATGTTCCACGCCTTCTTAGCGTCGCACAGGAAGCCTTTGACGGCTACCAGCAGATCCTTATGACCTTCTGCGTATCCTATTTTATATGACATAGCAAATC